TTCCTCTCTTCTCCTTCCAATACTTCTTATCTCCAAAATCTAAATTAAATACGCACGCATGGTAATGCGGTCTTCCAGGCAACTTCTTGCCGCACTCGCAGGGCTTTTTACTACAGGCCCTGCATTTCTCTCCATACTCCCCGCACGCAAAATATCGTACGGGGCCTTCCTGCTTTAAAAAAAAATCAAAAGCCTTTGCCTTTGAATTCTCTCCGCTATCAGGGGGCAAATTGTCCACAGCGGGTTTATCGCTGTGGGCAACTTGTCCCTCAGTGTCACGGATTCGTTCTCTTAAACACTTCCAAAATAATTCCAGGTGTCTCGGAACTAGCGTTCCTCCTTCCGGCAGATATTGATCTGCATAAGTCAGCGTTATAAACGCGCACCGCTCCCAGAGCTTCGCTTCGTGCATACATCTAACCGCGTCCTGGCGCGATCTCTCGAGGCGGCAGCCTCGGCATTGCCCGCATGACAAAGGGCGCTGCCAACTGCCAGCGCCCTTCGGCATCCATCGGTGATAACAGGGCATTACACGCGGATACCGCCGCGCATTGGCCCCTTCAGGTTGGTTAGCTTCGTCTTGCCCACCTGGCGGCGGAATTTTCCCGCCGACCTTCTCTTGTTCACGGTACCGCGCTTCAGTGGTCGCATATGCGCTCCTTGTGGTTGAAACCACTCCCATACACGCAATTTGCGTGTATGTCAAAAAAGAGGCCCCTTTCGGGGCCTCGGCACAGTCTTCCTCTCGGTGTAACTGTGCTAACTGACAGCTTTCTTGCTGTCAGTCTTCCCCCCCTTGGTGGGGGGGCTTGGGGGGGTTTCCGGCTCCGGCAGGCGGTCTCTGATGGCCTCCAGGGCCACGAGCTGAGGATCGGGATCCGGGATCTTCTTGGGGTCGACGAGGCCCAGGCGCTCGGCTTCTTCTCGGTTCGCAGGGTTGCTGCAGAAGTCCAGGAACTCGGCCGTGTTGTTGTGGAACCTGGCGCGTACTTCGGCAGGCATCGCTTCAAATGCTTCCTCGGATTTCACGATGGCGTTCATCGCGGTTTGAAAATCGAAGATGCCTTCGTAGTCCTGGTACGTTGGCATCCTGATGTTGGTCGGCAGCTCGCCGGTGAGGTGGAAGCGTTTGACGATGGTGTTGATGTCGGCCTCTTCCGCAAACTCCTGGCGCGTTTTCGATTTGTCGAAAACCTTTATCGCGCTTTCGTTGCTGGCTTCCATCATGTCGTAGTTAAACGCGCTTCGAACAAATGGTGGTTTCATTTCGGCATCCTCAAATGTAGTTTGAAAGGGTTCACTCGCTGCAGTGTCTCGGTGCCGTAGTCGGTGTACGGCTTGGCAGCTCCAGCTCCGCTTTTCCAGAACTGTGCGTATCGCACGGCCTCCGGTACCTGGAGGCCAACTAGGCGGGCTTCGTTCGCAAGTTTCTCCGCCTGCGCTGCCACGTTTTGAAGCGTGTAATTGCGCTCGGTAGAGGATCGGAATTGATCGTTCCTGCGTATGAAGGCGTCCGACTCTGCTTGGTCGGTTTCCCATCCCAATTTGCGCAGCCTGGTTTCGAAGGCGGTCATCTCTTGTCGGATGTTGTCGCGCATCGCGTCCATGTGTCCGGCGGAGGATATGCCCGTAAGGCGCCTCTGATCCGTTTCACTTGCTTGGGCTTCCTTGAGATGTGTATCCGCTTTCGTGTTGTCGATCTGCGCTGCCTGGGTTGCAGTCGATAGCCCCGCAGCCGCACCCTGGATGGCGGCAAGTTTAGGGTTGCCCATCGTCGCCATAGCGCCTCCAGGCGTACTTGCTCCGCCTTGCGAGTAGGCGAGCATCGGATTAAGTCCGGCTGCTTCCATGTCCTTAACTCCTCGTTGGTAGGAAGTCGAAGACATTCGCTCTTGAAAGTCCATCTGATCGCGGGCTTGCTGTGCGTTTGCAAGGTTGGTTTCCTCCTGGCCTTTCTGCCCCATCAGGCCGCCGAGTAGGCCAGCTCCGGCGCTGATGATTCCGCTTCCTGTGATGCTGCCCAGGATTCCGTCGATGATCCCCATGTCAGAACCTGTCGATCATGCCGGGAACGCTGTAGAGGGGCATCGGGCGTACGGCCCGAATGACAAACAGCGAGTCGAAAATGAACTGCTGTCCGTTCGCTGCAGCTCCTACAGCCACCACCCGGCTAACAGGTGGTGTGTCGTCGATGAATGTGCTGCCGAGCGTTGGGAGGCTTGTGAACTTCTGGGCCAGGTGCCAGGGGTCGATGGTTCCGGTGCTCGTTGAGCGGAACAGGCCGGTGATCCTGGATGGCTTGTAGCGCATATCGCCCCATCGTTCCTGGTAGCCGAATACGTTGTTGTCGTTAGCGCTTCCGTCGGCGTAAATCTCTTTGTTCAGCACTGCTTGTTCGCCGAGCATGGCGAAGGCCGGGAAGTAGTAGTCGTACCTGGTCGAGCGCGACCAGTGTCTTTCCAGGCCTTGCTGATAGGTCAGGTCGGCGCGGACAGCTACGAGTCCAATGATGTATCCGTGTTCGGTGAAACTTTGTGTAAAGCCGTGTCCGTTAGCGAGACCTGTGGCCATCGCGGCCAGAGTTCCAGTTGGTGTAGTACCACCTGTAAGGCCCGTTGCCGATGTTTGGGCGATAGGGTTGACCATGATCGGAGTACTTCCGCCTCCAAGGTATTCAGGCCGCTGCAGTCTTGCGTCCGGGCTGACCACGCCAAAATGAGCGCGAACAATTTCTGTGTATCGAGTTCCTCCACGTGCATCCCTTTCCAGTAGTTTCTGGATTTGAAAGCTCTGTCTGAGCTGGTTGATAGTAGCGGCGGTGGCGGCCGATAGATCGGCGTATAGGTCGCCGGGGTTTCCTCGCGCCACGCGCGTGTCGGTGCTTGTTGCGTTGCCCGTGAATGCGGGAACCGAGCTGCCGACGTTTCCCTGGATGCCGAGCTGGTTGCCGCCCCCGCTGTCCGTGGTGTTGAACTGGCCTTTGACGGGTGCGACTGTGCCGAGCGGGATCGAGACTCCCGTCGAGCCTTTCTGGGGCCAGGGCAAGCAGCTCGTGAAGTAGTCGTGTCGCTTGCCGCGCCTCGCCAGGAAATAGTCGCCAACTGCATCCGGCCCGTCTCCGAACGCTGCTGCATGCATTGGGTTCTTTAAGTTCTCGTCGCGGAACCAGGTGTCGTAGATCAACGAGTAGGCCCGGATCGGCAGGGCGTTCACGCTGATGGTGTTTCCGGCTCCTACCTGGCCGACAGTCGGTAGGCCGAAATAGTCGTACAGGCTGCCCACGGGGAATCCGTTGGCCGCGCTGACGAGCTGCGGCACGGTGTAGCTAATCGAATCGCCAGGCGTTGTTTGCTGGCCCATGAACTTCACCCAGTTGGGCCAGGTGAGCCGGTTTGGCACGTAAAAGAAAAACGTGTCCATGTGCAGATTGTCCATCACCGGAAATAGTGGCGTGGCTAGCCGGGCGAAGCCCGTCATCCTGCAGTTGAAGGTGTCGCCTGGTATTACCTCCTGGTGGAAGATGGGCACGAGGTAGCCTGCGTCGAACGTCGTCTTGTGCGTGTGTTCCATCTGGAACGAGGATCGCGGGATATCCGCTTTCGGCACCATTGCAAACTGGTGCACATCGACTGATCGGTTTCTATGCATCATGGCTTAGGCTCCGTTTGTCTTGAGTTGTTTGCCGATGGCGAGCTGCTTTGGCTCCGGCAGGTTGAAAAACTTCCCGTCGTGATCGTCCCAGGTTCCCAGGTGGAACAGGTCGAAGTCGTCCGGATGGTTGTACATCGGGTTGTCCTGGGCAGCTCTGTTCACTTCGTCCTGGAAGCTGCGAATTCCCTGGCCTAGCGCCGCCACAAAAAACGGTCGGCCAAACGCATCTGCGGCGCGGTCATAGATGGCAATCACTTCTTGTTTCATAACTTCTCCTAGTGGGTGCTACGTTTCAGAAGCGAGACTTTCGCTTCCGCTACTGCTTCTTTCGCGTCGAGCCTCGGATTGGTATTGTCGTCAATCCGGGCGGCGGCCTGGCTGTGGCGTTCTTCGGCGATCGCCTCCCATGCCGTCGGGTTCTTCGCGGCGAATCTCTTGTCGTAATAGCGTGGGGCGTTCGCCTCGACGCGATTCACTATCACCTTTCCGCTTGGGTAAACATCGTCCATGTACTTGTCTATCCATCCTGCTCCTATCCCTGGTCTTCTGCTCTGCCTCTTAAATTCCGGCACGAGCTCTGTGATCTCCCCGGTTTCCTCGTCCACGAGGCGATACGTGCGTATCGCCTCCTCGCCAGTCCTCTTCTTCATCACGTACCTTGCAACGTACGCTGCTGTCTCAAAATTCACTTCTCCAATACTTGCTTGTCCCATTCCCCATATTTCGTCTAACTTTTCACTTCTAAAAATCTTCTTTCCTCTCTTCTCCTTCCAATACTTCTTATCTCCAAAATCTAAATTAAATACGCACGCATGGTAATGCGGTCTTCCAGGCAACTTCTTGCCGCACTCGCAGGGCTTTTTACTACAGGCCCT